AGACTTCTTAATCATCCCCAACGGCGAAGTCCGCACGGTCTACGGTGACGGCACAAATGTCTTCTTTGCGGACACGCGCGAGACAATCCCAAATATGGAAATCGCCCCAGGGGCGGTTGTGATGTTTGCGCGGAATACCGCCCCAAGTGGCTGGCTCAAGGCAAATGGCGCGGCAGTATCTCGCACAACTTACGCCGACCTGTTTGCGGCGATAGGCACTGTATTTGGTGCAGGAAATGGCACCACCACATTCAACGTGCCAGACCTCCGTGGTGAATTCCTGCGTGGGTGGTCGGATGGCCGAGCAAATGTTGATACGAATCGAGATTTTGGTTCTGCGCAAGGTGACGCGATACGAAACATAACGGGTATTTTTGGGGTCGCGGCGCAGACAAGTAACTTTAGTGGTGCTTTTGAAACTGGGCCATCTACTTCACGCACTGGCGGCGAGCAAACTCTCACCACCACAAGGGTTGAATTTGACGCATCGAACGTTGTACCCACAGCCGCTGAAAACCGTGTCCGCAACGTTGCCCTATTGGCATGCATTAAGTATTGAGGAGGCACCATGAAACATGTCGCACAACTAGACGATGAAGGTTACTTTTTTGGGATGACCGTTGCAGACGAGAGTCCCCTAGAGCCTGGCGTTTACCATATGCCAGCGGGGACGGTGGACGCTGAAGCGCCAATCATCCCAGACGGCCACCTCGCAAAATGGGAAGACATGTGGGTCTTCGAGTCTATCCCAGTTCCCGCTCCAGAGCCTGAAGTGGAGCCTGTTGAACTGACGTACAGGGAGTTGCGCGCCATGGCGTACCCGACGATCAGCGACCAGCTTGATATGCAATACTGGGATGGCGTGAACGGCACAACCGTGTGGGCCGACACCATTGCCAGCGTGAAGGCGATGTACCCTAAGCCAACAGAACAACCTTAAAGATGTCGCCATACTTGACCAGTTCGCAGTCAAAGCTGCCGACTGGCAAGTCCTTGGCAATGACTGACGGGAACGTGACCCGAATGGTCGCGCTCTGCCTGCTCGTCTTGTTTGCGGTTGAATCGCCGTTGGGGTGAAACCTGAAGGCAATGTCACCGTAATTGTTCTTCAAAACGTCAACAAATGGGATGTCAGGCACCATAGAGGATGGTATAATGATGTATGCCACCCGTGGGTTCTTCTCGCTTTTTGTGATGGTCGCAACGGCCTTCCTCTTGCTCATTTTTCAGAACCTCGCACCTTACCAATGTGCATCGTGTTGAGTACGATCTCGCCGTGGCTGAACATGGTTCCGTCATTTTTGTTGTAGAACTCCTCAACCAAAACAAACTCGTTCTCATTCAGGATGTCGCTGAACTTTTCAAGTGATTCTGCGGGATGCTCACCGATGATCTGGTGGACGCTTACGCCGCTTCGGGATGGCATATTCATGGTGATAAAAAACTTCATCCTAACTTCCTCTTCTTATAAATCCGCCAGACCTCATTCTCAATGTGGGGCCGTATTAGTTCTGGCAGCCTCTTCAAGGCATTCTGTCTCTGGGTCTTGTCCTTCAAGGACAGTATAGAAATTGCCCCATCAAAAATATACTTGCTGCACACGGACTGGATCGCAGGATCTTCGTCTTCGAGCCGCACTTTCCCCGTCAACACGCGCCTTATACGTTCACTCGGCTTTAGCATCAAGCCACTCTTCAAATGCCTGCCACGCAGCATCAGCGCCCAGCGCCAAGCACACAAAGCATCCCGTGTCCTGTGCGGCGCGCATGTACGTCACCTGAGCATGCCCAAGGGTTGACACCGTGTGATCTCGGCGCTTCAACTCGCACACAAAGCTGGGGTCGGATGGTATGATGATGTCGGTCGCGCCCGTGGTCATCCCCTCGCTCTTCTCCTTCGCGGCTTGAAGGTGTGTGCGCTTCCCCTCGTTTCGTGGATGCAGCGCGACTGCTCCGTACTTTGGATGTAGCCTGCGGAGACGAGCAAAGAAGGTCACCTGCTCAAGGGCTTCCGAGGGGCATTTCCCTCGAAATTCCATATCGCCGTACACCTTGATGTCACTAGGGACTTTCATCTTCTCTCTCATTATAGGCAAAGACGTTATAGAAACCACTATTGGCATCTTTTGCATATGTAATAGTCCGTGGAATTGCCCCATCCAAGCTGTCAAACATGGCCTTTTGCACTCTAGCCTTGTGGAAAGTTGGGTCGAGCAACACCCAGAAAGAGAATGACCTATAAGGGGTGACCACGTCAACCCTAAGAGTGGCTTTTCCTGAGTTTGAGATGTGGTTTCGCACCCCCCACTCCAATACCAAGTCTGTCTGTCGGCGTGTTGGATCTTTCTTCATCTCCTTGAATTTCACGACAAGCTTGTCATTTGGATCAACAAGCTCGGCCTTGCACTCAATGCAGTACCGCGCCGCGATGTCGTTTTCAGCATCACAAGCGTCGCACTTCTTGAAGGCCCAGCGGTGGTTGCACTGCACCTCGTCCCCCGCCACGTTGACCGTTGAGCGACAGCGGCGACCGTAGTGGGCTGGCATTGGCCCCCACTCAGTCTGAATTGGGATGCCGTCTAGGTCTAGGAAGTGGCCAAACTCGTCAATCTCGTACCCATCGTTGTTGGGGCGGGCGGCAAACGTGTTCTCGGCATCGCACAGCGGGCAGATCGCACTCAACTCTGACATTTCATTGTCCGAAATCTTCACCTTGATCTTGGGATTGAAAATGTCACCATCGGGGCAGTGGCGCTCAAGGTTCTGGGCGTAATCCATGATTAGGCAGTCAGACTTCCCCTCGGAGATGCGCAGTCCACGCCCGATGATCTGTTGGAACAGGCCAACACTTTCAGTGGCGCGCATAAGGGCAATCACATCAACATGGGGCGCATCAAACCCTGTGGTAAGCACTGACACGTTGACCAGGTACTTGATCTTCTGGGCCTTGAACTGGCCGATGATCCTGTCCCGATCCACCTTCTTGGTCTTGGCTGTCACAATGGCCGATAGGTGCGGTGGCAGGCTTGCCATGATCTCGTTGGCGTGTTGGACTGTGGCCGCGAAGATCATCACGCCCTTGCGCCCAGAGGAGCGGGCCACGATGTCGGCCACGATCATGGATGTCTTCCTGCCATGCCCGTGGTATGCCGTATCAACATCAGAGGCGTTGAATTTGCCCGTGCTGTTTACCTCCATACCCGATGTATCGTACGCATCACTGCCAATCTCGGATATGACAGGCGGTGTCAGATACCCCATGTCGATCAGTTCCGATGCCGTGATGCGATGGACGCAGGCAGCAAAATACGGTGCCTTGGTCTGGGATTCAGCCACGGGGGTGCCGTCTTCCCACTTGTTGAACACATAGCCCGTATTCATGCGGTATGGGGTGGCAGACAGGCCAATGACGCGCAGGTTCTCGTTGGCGCTGCGCATGGCGTTAATGATCGACTTCACCGTGGGGGTTATCCCGTGGCATTCGTCCAAGATCACGGCGGCAAACTGGTTGCCAAAGCGCGAGATGGAGTTTGCCACAGTCATGGGTGTGCCAAAGACAACGGGGTATTGCAGGCTTTTCTGGCCTGCGGACGCGCTGAATATAGATGCCTTTGAACCCGTCAGTTTGTACTTTTCGGAGTTCTGATCCACCAGTTCCGCTGACGGGGCCAAGCACAGGATATGCTTGCCCCCAGACATTTGGTTGATCGATGCGGCCACAGCGGCGATGAGGTGGCTCTTCCCCGCCCCTGTGGCGGCCTCAATGCAGCACGGGGCGCGGCTCTTCTTGACCCACCCCATGATGGCATCGTGGGATTCCTGTTGGTATGGCCGAAGTGTCACTTCAGTGTCCAGTACGATGACGGCTTACCGCGCCACGGCTCCAGATCCGCATTGGGTGCCAGTTCCTTGATTGCCTTGGCATACGAGACTGACCCAGCCTTTTCGACCTTGGTCAACTTCTTTCCGCCAAACATGGAGTTTTCTCCGCCACACATCTCCACGATGCTTTCCAGAAGTTCGGCCTTGCGCTCCTCGGCCTGCGCAATGGCATCCTGAATGGCGCTGTACTCGGCCACCATCTGCAGCGCCCGTGGGGTGTCGATGGTGTTGAGCTTGTCGCCAATCTCGTCATCGCAGATCGCAAGAAATTCCTGATAGAACGCCTCAAGCTTAGGGAAGTTTTTATCAATCCAGATTTTATCATAATAGACGTAATCCAAATTGTAGTCGTGCGGCGTCCACTGCCAGAAATAGCAGTGCGGCCTGCCAGTTACGAACATCTGTATTTGCATCTGCGCGTGGTAATGCGGCTGCTCTTCAACAGTTTTGAATGGCACTGGTGGCAGCTTGTCACGCAGGCCGAAGGGACACTTGATTTCAATCAGCGCCCAATCGCCAACTAAGCCATCTGGGCTTGCGCCAATCCAAGGTAAATCGGGATGAACCACAAATCCTGCGGGTGACACTAAAAGCCCCTCGTGGCGCTCAAACGCTTCACGCGCCTCGTCTTCGTGGGTCACGCCCCACTGGGTGGCGATGTTTCCCTTAAATTCACTGGGCAGCCCCTGATAGGAGCGCACCATGCGGCGCATTGCTTCCTCGCGGGTGCAGTTAGGGTCAAGGCCGAGGATTGCCCCCACCATAGAGCCTGTGACGCGACCTCTACGGGCGGCGAACCACTCTTCTGATCTTTGTTCCATGTCTAATAAATCCATAATGATGTGGTGGGGATGCCCGAAGGCACCCCCGTCAGTTCAGTTAAAACGGGATTTCGTCATCCACTGCGCCCTGAGATCCACGACCTCCTGCCGCCTTTGCCTGCGAGGCCTGAAGCTTGGCAAGCTCTTCAGAAGAGGTGCGGGGATTGGTTTTAGGCCCAACCGCGCCAACCCAGTTCCGAGAACTCTCCTTTCCCGTATTGGTATCAAGACTGGAAACCACACCAATCCTAATTACCATCGGCTTCATTGTCAGAGAGGACGTGAGGTCGATGTCAGTTGGCGCTCCACCTTTTGCCGCCAGCTTTCCACCCGCATTCGCGTCAATCGCCATAAGCATGCGCTTGGCCTTGTCGCGGTATGCTACGGCCTTGGCATCGCCCTTTTTTTTCTTTTCTGGGTTCAAATCGTCAACCCAAAGTTTTTGAAATACCTTACGGTTTGCCAATTCCTCTGGCTGCAAGACAGTCCAGCGAACACTAATGTACTTGTCGCCACTGTCGTTGCGATCCCACTTGGCTTCGTCAATGGCCGCCAAAAGCTGCGCCCCCTCTGGGATCACTTCAATATTGCCACCACCAATGTCGAAGCTGTCATTTGCCTCAACGTCCGTGCCGTCTGACAGTTTCCAAAAATCGCTCATTTTACGTCATCCTTCTTAGGTTTAATGTTTTCTGGCAAATATTTGGCAAAGGC